GCCCCGCAAGGGGCCCCCGACGCTGTACAACATGCAATGGTCCTATGGCTTACGAGCCAGACCGTACCCTCACGGGACGGTACTGGTCACGAAGTTGTTGGACCGGATTGGAGGGATACCCCTCTGGGACCTAACCAACATTCACTACCCGGTTGCCATGCTTCCCTATTATGATTTTAGGGAGCTGAGTCATCGGGAGCGCCCGTTGGTGGACAGTAATTCACAGTTCACCACTGGCACTCTCAAGACCTGGGAACGCTATAAGGACGGGAACGTGCGTGAGAATCTTCGCACGTACGTTCAACCCGTTCTAAAGCTTACCGCAGCCAACCGAGGGAAAGAGGTTACTCTTTCCGAAAATCATGCTTGGGACCGGCGGCGTAATAAGCCGCTGGAACTTGGCAATGTGGGTGGGCCGTTCTACTCTTCCAAGTCCTTTGTCCGGGCTCTCATGCCCGTTCAACAGAGGATACTTGGGAGAGTGGCTTCGTCCCAGCGATTTGGCTATTTTGATGAGGCCGAATATAATGGCCCCGTCTTAGCCATCGCTCCGAGCTCCGCAGTCTTACCGTCCAACATCGAGTCGTCGAAAGCCGACTTGGAGAAGTACGGTGTGACTGCTATTGCCCGGGTCAAACCCACTAACGCCGTAGCCGATGTAGCAACCTTCCTAGCCGAGCTTGTTCGCGAGGGTTTACCCAAGCTTGCAGGCTCGACGCTCTGGAAAGAGAAGTCTCTCGCCGGGAAACATCTTGGCGATGAACACCTCAATCTGGAGTTCGGTTGGAAGCCGATAGTCGCTGACGTGGAGGACATTGTCCGAGCCGTCAGGCACGCTCGTGAAGTCTTACGACAATACGAACGCGCTTCCGGAACTATCGTTCGGCGCAGGTATGATTTTCCAGTGTCTCACTCCCGTACGTGGAAGGACGAGCCTGCCGGCAGTTACCTAACTGTCGACGATGCTTCGTTCCGAACACCCGGGAGAGTCACGCGAGTCGTGTCTGAACTCGAGACCCTGAGAAGGGTCTGGTTTTCAGGTGCCTTTACCTACCATCTTCCTTCCGGCTATCACAGTCGGTTGGAGCTGGAACGGCTAGGGGCACAAGCTGACGCCCTATTGGGCGTCAGTCTTACTCCAGAAGTTCTCTGGAACTTGACTCCGTGGAGTTGGGCCGTTGACTGGTTCACCAATGCGGGAGATGTCATTTCGAATCTCTCGGACTGGGCCACTGACGGTCTGGTGTTGCATCATGGGTACGTGATGGAGCATTGCGTCTCCACTCGCACCTATTATGCTATAGCCGGCAAGCCGGAGACCTCATCGGTCTTCGACGCGCCGATTGTAGGCACACCTGTCATTGCTTCCGTGGAAACGAAGCAACGAACGATGGCCACACCATTTGGGTTCGGAATTACTGCTGAGGCTTTAACTCCTCGGCAGCTTTCCATCATCGCTGCTCTCGGCCTTTCAAGGCGGAAGTAGCGGTGAGTGTGTTGTCAGTGTTGAATACGCCAACAGGGACCCCTCGCGGGGTCCTAGGAGTGATGCCTATGTCGTTCACCGACCCATTGTCCATTACCATCTCTGCGGCGACCTCGCCCCTGCCACGTATCGACGTGGACGGGAACAAGGCCGTCTACCAGAGTGGCGACGGACTCATCAGGGTGACGGCGGACCACGAAGAGTCGAAAGACTCCCGTACCCGTCGCCTCCTGAGGGTCGATCACTCTAAGCTGTCCGCGGATCCGTACAAGCCGACGCAGAACGTCAAGGTTTCGATGAGTCACTACATCGTCTTTGACGTCCCTGTCGCCGGCTACACGACCGCGGAGCAGCTGGCTGTGTACACGGGCTTCAAGTCCATGTACTCAGCCTCCACTGACGCGCTCATCACCAAGCTTCTCGGTGGCGAGTCGTAGCGGAGCGCCGTTCGGTGAGCCCGATCCACCTCCCGTAACACGGAGGGCAGGTCGAGTTCGTCGTTCGGTGGCCCATCAGCTAGATGAAGACGGCGGACTGACGATTTTCCTCAAGGTAGACTACAAAGTCATCCTTTTGGTTGTCGTTGTCTTCGACGTTCTTCATTTCTCAATCAATGAGTTGTTCCGCAGCTTAACAAGCTAAGGAACAGCTCCATCTCATCCAGAAGGAGTAAGATAGCAGTGAACCACACCGTCGTAACGGGGAGTGGGGTGGACCCATCCGAGGTTGAGAAACTTCGGGTTATGGTCTACCTCCACTGCCCATCAGACGCCTCGCCAGAAGAGGCCAGCAAATGGCTGAGAAGCCAGATGCCACACCTCCCTCGCGAGGTTGTGGACGCCGCCGTCGAGCTCCACCTGTGGGATTACATCCTTCAGGTCTGGAGAGATGGGTCGCTTCCGCAGGGAGAACTTCCCTGCGAGGCGTCCTGAGACTGGGCGTTTACACGAGCTGACCGGGCTGTCTTCACAGGCATTCCGGTGATTCCATGAGCTGAAGTCGCCTTCATTGGCGGGAGGGGTGGTTAATTCCGCCCGTCCTACTCATGGAGTTGACGGCATCAGGCTAGGCATTCGGTTACCCCCAGTTAGGAGGGCCGATGAAAAGGCTGATGTCACTCTGGTCCCAGGTCGCACAGGAATGTGCGACCCGATGCTGCACGAGCGCCACTGCGGACATTAATACCGTCCGCAGGCGTGTTGAACACGAGGGGTCATCGTTTCTCACGATGACCCTACCTGACCTTGGAAAATCTACCCAAAAGTGGATTGACCAGGGTGAGGTGGGCTTCAACTCGTCCTTTTCGAAGGGACGAGGAAGGCTCCCCCTATTCCTAGGGGGTTACTTCGCCCGTGTGTTTGACGCGGAAACTGGCTTGTTGCTCGATGAACCCTGCGTGGATGCAATTACTTCCCTGAGGCAGCTTACGCTGTCTTTCGGAAAGCTTTCGCTTCCTTGCACTCCTGCGAGGGAGCGGAAGGCCATGCAGAACTATATCGAGTGTGAGCAGGACGTCCGGCAGTTTGACATGGAACTTACCGAGGAGGATCTTCGGCGGTTCCAGAGAATGTCAAACTTGCTTTTCGAGGGTCTGTTCACCAAGATGGACCGACAGGTCTATTATGGTGATCTTCTCCCGAAGCATGGACCAGGTATGACTGCAGACGGGCTCTCCGGAAACGGAAAGTACCGCCAGTCTATCTGGACTAGCCGACTCGAGGAAGTCCTTCCTTCCTACGAGTACTTGATTCCGAACGGTCGATATTCTGACCGTTTGGATCAGGTGAACGTTCTCGAACCTGGCGCGGAAACACCTGTTAAGGTTGTTTCCGTACCTAAGACATTGAAGGCACCCCGGATCATTGCGATGGAGCCTACGTGCATGCAATATGCACAGCAGGCTATCCTTCGCAGTTTTCTGATGAACTTCAAGAGGGATGAACTCCTCAAGAAGTTGATCGGGTTTGACGATCAGGTCCCTAATCAGGACTTGGCTCGTCAAGGTTCGGCCGATGGCCGGACGGCGACGCTAGATCTTAGCGACGCCTCTGATC